CATAACTGCTACTCTCAAGTCAAGCTTAGACAGGACTATAATCAGAGTAATTAATGCCAAAAGAATAGGCCAACCTTTAGTTAACAAATCAAATAACTCCATATTAATATCCTGCCTTTGCTCTTGCTTCTATTTCATAAGGGCTGTTGATGTATCCATAGCGCATCAAGTAATAGAAAATTTTTATTGTCCATACAAAGGCTCCGTCCCGTTCAATTTGGCTTACATGAACAGATTCGTGAGCCCACAAAGGGTAATTCGCCTCTTCACCGGGGCGGCAATACACCGTTTTCCACGGAGTTGTTACTGCCAGCGCACCGGCAAGTTTTAAAAACCACAACGCAAGAAGAGGCGCGGTTTTCATACCTCTTCTGCTTTGACTTTGTCGGTAGTTGCCAAAGACTCTTTAAGCAGTTTAAGGAAAGAATCCTTACCTACTTCAAGTTGTTGCAATTGAAATTGTGTTGAGCCAATCTTGCGATCAAGATCTATGCAATGATTAAAGAACAATACTTGTTGTTCGGTGAAAGTGGAGGCATCGTGTTCAATGCCATCAATAGTTACAATTTGGGATTTTTTGTTTTCCATTTTGTTTTCCTTTAAAATATGCTGCCAAGAACAAGTGGCAGCGTCTTGTTTAGTTAGACCAAGGCAGAGATGTAATCTCTGGGCTGACGGGTGGGGTAATCATTGAGTCAATCTGGCCCTGCACACATTGCTGTGCGCTGGTGATGGCAGACTCTGGAATCCAGCCGATGACCACTGCTTCGGTCAGTTGGTCGTAGGGGATGAACGGTGTGGCTTGCTGGGAATCAAACTGCGTGTTGCCGCCGATGGATGCGGTGTACTCGCCGTCTACACCTGTGACCTGCCAGATTGCGTTGACCACATAGTTTGGGTCAGGCTGCTGAAGCGTGTACATAGCGGTGATGGTTGTGCTGAAGGTTGTCATAGTTTGCTTTCAAGTTGTGCCACACGGGCGCGGAGGGATTGGAGTTCTGCCCACATCACAGGGATAAGGGCAGCGGCATCCATCTGTTGATACACAGGTTTGCCGTCTTTGTCTACTGCGTCTTTCTCGCCAGTGTGTGCGTAGGCAGGGACTTCGTGAGCGATAAACATTGGACGCTCTTGTGTAGCCCATTTCATCTTACCCATGTAAACAGGTATAGAGTCAATCAATGCACCGCTGTTAGTTACAGGGCCGTTGATGTCTTTGGCTCGGTAGTCAGAGGTTGTGCCATAAACAATTAAGCCACCTGTACGGTTGTATGTAATGCTTCCCCTCGATGTATAACTTGTTTCTGTTGCAAAATTAACCCATACATTGTCACCAGTAGTTCCAGAATTCCATGCTCTTATAGGAAAAGCATTTGTGCTATCTGAAGTTTTAAATATACATACATCACCAGCACCAGCATCGACAGCAATACGGCTAGGAAAACCAGCACCAGCGCCTGCCGTCGTAGTCCCGACCAGCAAGTTACCGCTGGAGTCGATACGGGCGCGTTCTGTGTTGTTAGTTCCGAAAACTAACGGGCCATCTACTTGGTTAACAAGCTCCAGACGACCTGTTCCATCCCTGTAATACCGAAGCCTGCCACGGGTAACGCCGCCTTCTTGAATCAGATAACCAAACACATTGGTTGCGTTGATGTTGGTGTTGGTGTTGTTAAAAATAACAGACTCACCTTCAACGCCGGTTACAACATGCAGCTTTGCAGTAGGCGAAGTCGTCCCAATACCCACGTTGCCGTCCGGGCCAACACGCATACGCTCAGTTAGACCACCTGCCGTAGGAGCAGTGGCAAACGCTATTCCTGTATTATTATTACCGCCGTCAGTTTCTAAGAATCTAATTTCAGATACAGAGTTTCCACCATTACTTTGAGACCTTATAGTTTTATAAACTCCGTCTGTCTGAGCACCTGTAACATTGTCATTGAGTAAAAGTGCAACAGCGTTAGTAGAAGATGTACGAGAAACATAGACTTCAAGTTTTGCCCCCGGCGAAGTCGTCCCAACACCCAAGTTACCGCTGCCATCAAACACACCCCGTGGATTCCCATCCCCATCAGACAGCACGATGTAGTTGCTTGCTGTGCGAATGTCTAGGCCGCCTTGGTTGCCTGAGTAAGAGCCAAGGATGGTGTTTTTAGCGCCAGTGGTAATAGCATTACCAGAACCATAACCAACAGCCGTGTTGTATGAAGCGGTGGTGGTGGAATTAAGGGCTGTTTGGCCAAATGCTGTGTTATATGATCCAGTAGTGTTAGAACTTAAAGCAGACTGGCCCACGGCACTGTTGTTACCACCCGTTGTATTGGCATATAAAGCGGCTCGTCCAACCGCAACAACGCCTGAACCACTGGTATTAGAGTACCCAGAAAAGGTTCCTACAAAGACGTTGTAATCACCAGTAGTATTACTATTCCCCGCCTGATAACCCACAGCAGTGTTTTCTGAGGCTGTGGTGTTGGAGTAAAGAGCATACATACCAGTGCCAGTGTTTCGAGCACCAGTGCTATTTGAGGCTAATGCGGCAACACCTAATGCGGTGTTACGTTCACCTGAAGTAAACAAATTAAGCGCAGCACGACCAATTCCTACGTTGTATTCGCCAGTAGAATTATTTAAAACACCTCGACCTGCATTTGTTCCAAAAAATGTGTTGTAACCTGCTGTTACATAAAAACCCGCTTGATAACCAAAAACATCTAAGCCTGTTGCAGTTGTATTATAGTAACCCGCCTGATAACCTACAGCGGTGTTGTCTGAGGCGGTGGTGTTGGATTGGAGTGCTGATGTTCCAAGGGCGGTGTTATTTGATCCGGTGCTGTTAGCATACAAAGCCACGTAGCCCATGGCTACATTGTTTACGGCAGTCGTGTTGCTTGCAAGTGCACCATTACCAAACGCACTATTATTATATCCAGTTGTGTTGGAAGTCATGGCAGCAGCTACAAAAGTAGCCGCGCCACCAAAAGCAGAATTACTATACCCTGTTGTGTTGGCTCGTAAAACCTCTCTTCCGAAAGAATTATTGTCTCCACCAGTTGTGTTATTGAGTAAAGCACCATAGCCGACAGCAGTGATACTGCCCGTGGTATTACTATACCCCGCCTGATAACCTACAGCGGTGTTATTTGAGGCTGTGGTGTTGGAGCGAAGGGCTTCTTGCCCGATTGCAGTGTTTTGAGAGCCAGTAGTGTTTAAATACAATGGTTGCACACCTACGGCAGTATTACTTGCACCACTTGTACCAGAGCCATAAGCGTAATAACCAACAGCAGTGTTACCATTACCAGTAATACTTGCATTACCAGCGCGGCTTCCAACAAAAGTTAAGTAACTGCCTGTTGCTGGTTGACCCGCCAAGTACCCGCCATAGAAGTTTTCTGTTCCAGTAGTATTACTATACCCCGCCTGATAACCTACAGCGGTGTTGTTGGAGGCTGTGGTGTTGTTCTGTAAAGCCTGTGAGCCAAGAGCCGTGTTGTTACTACCCGTATTCGTGTACAGAGCATTTTTACCAAAAGCAGCATTATCATTGCCAGAAGTTACAAGCCCTAAAGCGTAAGCACCAACACCAGTATTTGAAATTCCAGATACATTTAACTCTAAAACAGAACGACCAAAACCTGTGTTGCCGTTTGCGCTGGTCTGTGCTTTTAATGCAAAGTAACCTGCGGCAGTAGAATCAAAACCGCTAGTATTACCCGCCAAAGCACTTGCACCCACCGCAGTGTTGGTAGACACAGCACCAGCACCAAGGCCCACGGTCAAGCCTTGAATGGTTGCGCCAAGGGTGCTACTCAGCGTCCCGGTGACTGCTAGGCCGGTGGAGGTAAAGTTTGCTACTGTGATGCTGTCAGTGGAAGACCGCACAGATAAACCGCCAGCAGTGCCAATTGGGCTGCCCGTGGCATTAGAAGCAAGTGTCCATATCTTCCCTCCCGCAGCACCGCTAGAATCTGCTTGCAAAAGGGCATAAGCGTTACTCCCATTGAGGTTAGCTTTTATAGCGCCTGTTGAAGTAATGTCCCCCGTAGCACTCAGCGTCCCGGTGACTGCTAGGCCTGTGGAGGAAAGAATAGTGACATTGCTATTGTTTACTCTGCTGTATATGCTACCGCCAGTAGGAACATTAATTAGCAAATCGCTACTACCGCCACCTCCCCACATACCAGCAAGCGTAGTTGCTGCAAACGCACCATTAAACGATAGCAATCCATACGTTGGGTCGGTACTTACCTGACCAAGACTTATGGCGGAAGTCTGCCCCGACATAGTTACGCCTGACCGCCCCGTTGCACTCAGCGTCCCGGTGACTGCTAGGCCGGTGGAGGAGAAAGAAGCGACATCAGAAGGCCCGAAAACAACACTATTGCCAGCATCAACATACAGTATGTTTACATCTGCGTTATTTGCCGCATTACGCCCATAAATACGCTTTTGATTTGGTATACCTATAACGCCAATTGAAACGCCAGCAGGATTTGTTCCAAACTGTGCGGTTAGGCTTGTTAAATTGCCCGTAGCACTCAGCGTCCCAGTGACTGCGGCTCCGTACCCCATCGTCACTAGTCCAGTGATATAGGCTATTTTTAGAGCCTCTGATTTTAAGTAAGACTCAATAATAAAATCATGGGAAGTGTTGGAACGCATACCTATGTAATCGCCACTACTTATCAGCATAAACCCGTTTTGATTTGCAGTGCCAGTCAAAGCGGTATCTGTCGTTCCAGCAGCACGGATAGATGTGCTAAACGTACTCAGCCCACTCGCACTCAGCGTAGTAAAAGCTCCCGTCGTAGGCGTTGTAGCCCCGACAGTGCCGTTGATGTTGATGGAGGCTGTGCCGGTCAGGTTTGTCACTGTGCCGCTGCTGGGTGTGCCGAGTGCGGGGGTGACTAGGGTGGGGCTGGTAGCAAATACGGCAGAGCCAGAACCCGTCTCATCAGTCAAAGCGCCAGCAAGATTGGCAGAACTAAACGAACCCAGCAGCGTGGCGTTGCCTGTGGATGTAATGGCACCGGTTAGGTTGGCGTTTGTAACTACAGTAGCTGCATTTCCAACTGATGTAACCATTCCAGTTAAATTAGCATTTGTAATGACGTTGCCAGCAGTCAAATCAGCAGCAGTGCCGGTAACGTTGGTCATTATTCCTGAGACAGGAGTTCCAAGTGCAGGCGCTGTAAGTGTTTTGTTTGAAAGAGTTTGAGTATCAGTAGTGCCTACAACCGTCCCGGCAGGTATTGTTTTGGAAGCCCACGTAGTAAGATTAGCATTGTACGCCTGAACATCAGTACCAATAACAACACCCAAATTAGTTCTGGCTGTAGCAGCAAGAGTAGCCCCGGTACCTCCATTAGCAATAGCTACAATGCCTGTAATGTTATCAGCAGTACCCAAAGTGTTTTGATTAAAGGTGGGCCATGTAAATGTACCTGAACTAAAGTTACCTGAAGCAGGAGTGCCAAGAACAGGTGCCACAAAAGTTTTGTTTGTCAAACTTTGGGTGTCAGTAGTACCAACAACTATACCTGCGGGTATAGCTTTAGCAGCCCATCCAGCAAGACCAGCAGCATATGCCTGAACATCAACTCCAATAGCTACACCCAAATTAGTTCTTGCTGTGATTGCACTGGCAACATCTGACAAATTATTTGCTGCAAGCAATGCGCCTGCGCTGACTAATTGTTGCCAAGCAGTGCCTGAGTACACCCACATAATAGTGTTAACACTGTTAAAATACAAGGCACCTGCTGTAAGAGCATTACCATCGTTATCCACAGATGGTGCCGAAGTTTTTGAGCCAAGGTACCTGTCATCAAAAGCATCATAGCTTGCTGCAGCTGCTGTGGCAGAAGCAGTAGCAGAAGTGGCAGAAGCGGCAGCAGCCGTTGCGCTTACACTTGCTTCCGCTGCTTTAGTTGCAGCAATATTTGGGTAAATAGAAGAGCTGGTAGTGCCGGGATTATCGTACTCACCGCCAGCGGAGGTGCTGCCGGTTGATCCCGGTTTTAATTCATATGCCATTTAGTTCTCCTTAAAGCAAACCATTCGTATTAAAGTTAATTTGCACGTTACCACCAGAGGCTCTGCGAAACTTTTCTTCTTTGTTGACCGAGGCTAAATTATCTATAAACTTAGCTTGGTATCGTTGTTCCATCTTATCATCAAAAAGGTATGCACCAAGATTAAATAAAGCACCCCAAACAAGCATACGCTCATTTTGATCTCTCAGCCAATTAGGTACTTCTTTTCCTGTGTACATTTTAGTTGTAACAGTTGCATTGTATGCAGCTGCTTCTGCATTTGTGGCAAAAGCTTTTTGTATTGAATTAGCTGTAGAAAAATAAAGACTGGTACCTGCAGAAGCAACATAAGTTAAATATGGCTGGTATGCATCAGCAAGGCCTATTGAATAGTTAACAGGTACAACATCATAAATAGCATCAAGCGCAGGTAATCTTTTGTAGTAGTGGATTTCAAGAATAGCACCAACGGCTAGTTGGGGGTGAACAAATATTTTATCTCCTTGCCACATCCAGTTATACACCGAGTATTTTTCACTATACAAGTCAAAGAATGTTCGCTTGTCAACAACTTCATTAAACACTTTACTCACATTAGAAGGAAAGGCTGAATATGAAGTGCCAAGGTTTTCTTGTGCAATAGTTCTCAGGTATATAAATTGAGTAAGGTCTTCAGGAATAGAAAATGAAGTATACGCGTTACCAAAAGGTAATCCTAAACTTTCTTCACCTTCATTATCGTCAGAAGTTACCGTGTAACGTACTGTCTCTTCCAGCGGGGGGATTCTCAGGGTTCTGTAGCATTCATCAGCAGAATACCGTAGGCAATCCGCAATGACGCTATCAGGAATAGTATTCGTTTCGGGCTTGTTAGACCAATCCCTCACCTTTGCTAATGTAGCATCATATAGTGGTGTTGCCATGTGTAATCTCCTTATACTCTTTTAATATTACTTGTTTGAAGTAACGGGTAATCTGTTATGATAATATGCTTTAATTTTCTTAGATTAGCAGGATTATCCATAAAATCTTGAGCATGAATATCCAAGCCATATTTAGTCAAGATATCAATAGCTACAATATCAGGTAGAATAGCAAAAGATCTGTATGACCTGCCACTATGCGAAATTGTATCAAGCTCTCTTTGTGCAGCAGCATATTCTTTGTATGCACCTACATCTTGGTCTAATTTAAAATTCTTCTCATCAGTGCTTACATTAAAGCTTCCCTGATTTCCATCTTGTGATTTGAATCCCATTGTGTCTTTCTTTATTAATTGCTCATTGCAGCACTAAACGTACCGTCAAGGGTTTTGCAACCATATTCATACCGAATATTAGCACCATTATATGCAGGGATAGCTGCGACAGTTACCCATGAAAAGGTTGTACCAGTAACTATAGCATAGCTTACTTCAGTAATACGGCCCCGAATAACTTTAGGTGCGCTGTAATCAGAGCCTGCATCTAGCGTATCAGCTGCTGTATGAACATGCACAACGTAATTATCAGGTATATAAGTTGAGGTACCATTTGTAGCCGTAACTTTTAGAAATTCCATTTTATTTCCTTTTAAAAATAAAGGGAGAAAGATTTCTCCTTCTCCCTTTAAGTTATCTTACGCGCCTGACAGCCCGAAGATGAGACCAGCACCTTTAGGATTGCGGCATTCAAGAGTACACTCTTCAACAATTTGACCGATGATAGAATCACCAAGCTGACCAAGGTCAACTTCTTGCAGAGGACGCAGGGAAGCCATGCTGAACCACATTGGGTCGTACACAAATGCCGAAAAGTTTGCAGCCTCAGACAGACCAGAAATGGAGGTATTAGAGATGCCCATAACGTAGTTAGGAACAACCATGATATCACCAAAGTCAGACATGTAGACTTCAACAGATTGACGGAGCTTACCGTCAGCGTCAATGTTACGACGAACGTTACCATCACCAGCATTGCTGGAACTTGAACCTGCCGACTGAGCCTTGGCAGAAAACACGCGACGGTTAGCGGGAGACAGCATTAGCTTGGTAGCTTTACCACCGTTTTCATAGATGGCTTGCATCACAGTATCAATGTGGCTCAGGGTCAAACTGACTTTGTCAGCAGAAGTAACAGTAGTAAATGTACCGCAAGTGCCGCCACCTGGATTAGTTGGTGCAGTGTACTCGTTAGAAGTAGCCAGCACGTTCAATGCGGTAGCAGGGGTAGTGGTAGCAGCAGTAAAGTTAACCCATGCTTGATAACCACCAAACTTGCGAGTGCCTGAACCATTAGAGCTGTTCCAGCTGTTGGTCAGATCAAACTCAACGTCACGGCGCAGCTCAGTACCGCGCTTTTTCAGTTGATAAGCATACTCGTCGGCAACACCTGCTTGATCAACAGCACGTTTAGTGCCGGTAACAGTAACAGTTTTGCTGTTAATTTGGGTGTAATTGCCCAGACGGGTACGGAAAGGTTCAGCACCTTGAGCACTGTTTTGAGTGGCGTAAGAAACACCTTCAGCAACTGCTTGCGAAGAAGGAGCCGACAGTTCGTCGGTTTGCCATTCATGAAAAACAGCGGTAGCTTTAGTCTTACCGATAGAGCTCATGAAGGGGGTTTCATCACGCGAAATCATAGAGATGAAGTTGGCGAGGTCTTCGCGTTCACCTGCATTAACCGCGTTACCGGTAGCGGAAGAGGAGCGAGCAGCAGCCTTAGGGCCACCTGTCGCGAAATTATTTGCAGCCATGTTATATAGCCTTTCTTTAAGAGTTTTATTTTACAATTTTTTACTCACTGAAGAAATACGTTTCAGAAAATCTAATTCGTCTTGTTTGGATCCTTGACCCGAAAGAACTTTACCTCGGTTGGCGTTATCCGCTTCCTTAACACGTTGTGACTGTGGTTGCCCTGCTTTTGAGGGAATTGATTTCACACTTGTTACGGCTTTACGTTTAACTTCACCGGTCTCCTTAGCTGTCTTTAACTTGCGATAGTCATTGATAAATTTAACTACAGTAGGGTCATATATAGACTCTAGTAGCGCCTCAGGAATGCCTTCCTTGATGGCAAATTCACGAACACTTTTGGCAACTTTGTCTGAGTAATCGGGGATCAGTTTAGTGATATTTTCCCCATACACTTTCAGTAACGCTTGTTGCTGTTCCGCTTGTTGTTCTTGCAGCTTACCTACAATAGCTTTGGTTTTTGCTTCACGGCTATTTCTGGCCTTCCAATAACTTTCTTGTACTTGCTCTCGTTGTTCTTTTAGTTCACGAGCAGTGTAGGTGTCCCCTTCCTCACGAGCCTTTTCGATATCAGCTGTAAGTTTGTGGTATTGAGATCCAAAAGATGTTTCAACGGCAGTCAGTTCTTCATGAACTACTGACCCCATTTCAACTAACTCTTTTAGTTTTTCACTTCTTTCTTGTTCGATCTGTTTCTTCAGTTCGCCAAGTTCCCGACCTTTGTTTGATAGATGCTGGTCAGTAGAGTAACCCTTGCGGATTTCTTCCAGGGTAACATGCTCTGTCTTGCCATTAATGGTGACAGGAACTTTGTATTCCCAATCAATATCTTCTTCAGCGGGTAGTTCAGAATCAGGGGTAGACGTATCATCCTTGTTCTTACTATCTTCTGAATCATCTGTTGATTCTTCCTCATCTGTCTTGTTGTCATCAGAGTTGTCGGGAACGTCATCGTCCGACTCTGACTCTTGAACTGGGACATCCTCATCCTCTTTTGGTAGAGACCCTTTAAGACCCAACAGTTTTGCAACTGGAGAGTTTTGCATGATATCATCTAGGCTGGCTGCTTCGTTCTTTGCACTATACGCACCGTCATCGTTAAAATCAGCACTCGAAATTTCCGAGGCTGGTGTATTGGTAGAGAGTTGCGCGATATGTGGTAAATCCATTTAATTCTTGTCCTTGTGTCTATTATTGTGCAACAGTTTTAGCTGCGCGTACTGCTGCCATACGATCTACTTTTGGTGTATCAACATCCATACGATCAATAGCGTCAATAGCACCCTGCAGATTAACAAGCTGCGGGGCATAGGAACCTGCTCGGCCTGTGCCTCCATTTTGTCCGCATACAGCTAGTTCACGCAGAACTTCGTCACGGGCTTTAATCAGCACACTACGTGCTTCTGTATATTTATTCATTTGATTCCTGTTCGGCTTCTTCCGATTTTTGTTGGATAAATTTTGCATTGTTACCATAAGTCTCAATGCGAACTAATTTTTCTTTTACTGAACCAAGAGCCATAGCAGTGCTATATAGATACTCTCGTTCTTTGGTTGCGTGAGGTTCTGATTTAAGCCAAGCAACAAATAAATCGCTTAAAATTTCACCATAGGCTTCACTGAAAAATACTTCTCTGTCTCGTTGTACAAAATGTGCCTTGGCTAATGCAACCTGTGCATCCCTAAAGGGTTCTACTTTGTAGGAACCATCCTCGTGGTTCTGGCGGGGTTTAACCTTACTTCTAAAGGCCTCGCGGTATTGATCCATTATTTCTTTCAAATAATTCCCACGTACACATGCAGAGGTGGGAACCGTGTTACATTAATTGTTCCGGGGCCATTGCTGGGCCGGGTTGATTTGGAGGTGGTGTACTCCCTCTTGGTGCTGAAGCATCGCTGATATCAGAAGAAATGACTGCCCGGGCAATACCAAGCAACTCTTCAACTGATTTATGAGGGGGAAGCTCAACGCCTTCTTTGGCAGCAGCTATATATAGCTTTGCCCATTCTTGTTGTGATTTATCCAAAGAAACCATAAGTTGTTTGGCGTTATCCTGCATAGCATTCTTAGCCTGAATGTTGGTCAAATCAAGGGTTGCTTGTTTCTGAGTTATATCAAGCATTAATTTTTGTTCTTCCAACTTTTGTTTCTTTTCTTGGGCTTCAGCTTCGGCTTGCCTGGACTGTTCAGCCTTCTGTTTAAAGTCCTCGGCAGTATAGTCAACCATGTAGTCAAGAGGATCAAGATCCATAGCTTCAAGGGTTTTACAGGCGATAGTTACTGCAGCTGCAGGGTTAACTGCTCCTCCAGCACCTGCCTGTTGCAGCGCGGGAATAAGTTTTTCACCGACCATCTGCATTTTCTTGATGATGTTACTGTTGCTATTTTCACCTACATCGGCGTCAATATACATAAGCATATTGTCAGGTAGTGTTGATGGATCAACAGATTTAAACAAGTTGTTTTGATCATAATACTTTACCGTTTTACCTTTAAGCTTTGTTCTTAAAGTCTTGTAGACTCCGTTAACCAACCGTGTAAATCCTGTTTCAGAAAATCTACGGGCCATGTATTGAATACGAACTTGAGCAGCTGACTGTGCTCGTGCCATTTTTTCATCGGAGTTACCGGATACATATAAGGTGTCATTCAAGCCTTGGGCTGCTTTTGACAGGCCTGTGGCTTGCTCTTTGTGTTGCTGTAGCAATTCTAAAAGAGGAACAGTACCTTGACTGATAGTATCAGGTGTTAATGCAGCAACAGCACCCGTTGGATTACCGTTAGTTGCAATAATCTGCTTGGGCTTCATGTTTTGAAGGGCAGAAAAATCAACTACATTGGGATCAGCCAACTTAGGAGAATAGTTTGTCAGGTATACATTTTCAACAAAACCACGCATAATAGCCGTAGTAGCCATTGTAGCAGGCCTGATCATATCAGCAACTGACAATCCAAAGAATTCGTGTGGAACTTCAAATGGGCAGAGGGTTGCTAGCGGAATGTACTCGCAGTCTTCTTCAAGCAGAATGGTGGAACCAGCGATAATAAAGTGTTTAAGTTCAGCGATACCATCGCCGTCCCTATCGACGCGAAGCCAGCATTCAATAACCGTAATCTGACGGTTCGCTTCAGATGGAAATAGCTCACGGCTGTTACCTCCGAGCCAATACTCTTCGCCGACCAAGCGTTTTCTGGCTGCTTGTTCTTCTGTATACTTGGTTGCCCAATCATAACTGCCATCTCCAATTTGATCCCAATCAATATCTGCTGCAATATCGGGAAAGAATTTACGAACCTCAGATCGGGTCATATCAATCTGAATACCTACAAATGCTGCATCATCTAGTGAGTGAGCATCCCGTGTAATACGGAAGCATTCAGGGTGTACATTCTTGATGAGAATACGGGTCTTGTTGTGCTTACGTTTTAGACGCACATCCTTGTAGACCGTTGCATACTCAGCATTACCTGTTTCTTGATTGGTTGTCAGTTCTTGTTCGTATTTAAGTTTACCAATTACTTCAATCTCATCATCTGAGAGTAAAAGATCAAGGTTTTCCTGTGAAATTGAGTCATATTCTTCAAAAGAATAATCAAAATCTTCAATAAATTCCCATCTAACAATACTGTTTTTCCACAGTAGAGCTGATTTTACCCACGTATTTAGGATCTCCCATCCATTATTCTGTTTAAAAATAGTATAGTTTACCAGATCAGAAGCTACTTTAGCATTGTGAAAATCAGATGGTGCTGTACCTACGGGTACAAATCTGGCCAGTTTATTGTTGTTAAACATCAGTTCAGCAATAATGGCAAGGTAACCCTCAATAGCCTCTACTGTATCTGATGAAACAATCTGAGAAACCCCTTGAGGTGTCAGATGAAACTGCGGAATCATACCGTATTCGTAGGTAGCCTTCTGCCTTTCTCGTGCAAGGTCAGAACTATTTAAGAAATCACCAACAGAGTTCATTACACCCTGTTCAATCATGGCAAGGAGCTCTTCGTCTCCTACTACTTCTTTAAACCTGTCAGTAAATCTGACTACATTATTAGTTGTTCCCATTGTTAGCCTTTCTTTCAATCAATCAAGCCAACAATGGCTATATATTAGTGTAACTACTTCTTCCACCATGAGTTACCAACAGTTGACACAAGGGAAATTTATTTCTATTAGGTACCGACTAAAATAGAAGGAACTCCGACTAAAATAACTTAGTTTGTTCACCACGAATAGGGAAATTTTTGGGAATTTTCTCACCAATCTTTTCTTGTGGGTTAACTAGTTTATTTTCTGGTCGGGTTTTGACCAAACCTTGAAGTTGTTTCCGTTCTTCGGGGGTCATTTTTGTATTAATCATTTATTTCTTACCATTTAACTTTGTTAGCCCAATAAGCAGCTGACAACGGCCCCCGGGCAATGTCGTCTGCCATTCGAGCTTTAAAAGCGTCACTTCGTTTTGAACCATCAGGGCTACCTTCAGTTCCTTGTTGACCAAATCTGATAGTCTTAATAGTATCACCACTTTTAGCAACAACAATATGACTCTTGGTGGGATGGTCGGGTGTCTTTTTAGGTTTATTAAACCCGGATACACCAGCTCTCTCTAGTCTTGAATCTTTTTCCATTATTTTTTCGCAGTCTTAGCAGAATCTTTGAAGGCTTTGTCAGTGGGTGCGCCTTTAGTACCCGGTTTTCTCATTTTTTCTTTGGAACCTTCTTCAATACGTTTTTTCTTGGCATGAATGTTATCATACAACCCCGGTTTATTAGCCATAGTATTTCCTTTACAACCACTTTGTTTCTATTTGTTGAAATGAACCCATCTTTTGTGAGAAAGGTACACTGTTTGTTGTTAATCTGTCGCCATGTGTCCTGATAACTTCAAGAACAATGGCTAGAGCTATCACTGTATCATCATTATACCCGGAAGAAGCATTAGTTTTACCATTATCCGTGGATACATAGTTCATAAGCTCACCAATAATTGTCCGAGAAGGAATCAGGATCTCTTCCTGCTCAATAGCATTCTTTAAAAATCCAATAATAGCCGGTTTACTTGAGGAGGTAGTCCTCCACCCAATACGGTTACCCTCTTCCTTGGATACATTAGCCATCTTTGTCTGATAATACATGTTGACATAGTTCATCTGGGTAAGTCTGTTGAGAGTAGCAATTCCCATTGAGTTCGATTCCACAGCAAGTAATGCGTTATTGTAGTAACGACCCAAATAAAACAGAAGATCGCCAAACTGACTGGGATCAATAGTGTTATTCCTGTAAACAGCACATACCTCCTTCTTTGCATTCATAACCACACATGATGAGTAGTCTTTGCTGACACCAAGGGATACATCAGCTCCTATGGCAAATGAATCTTCAAAAGTAGGATACTTAAATATTTCAATTGAACCTTGTCGGGCATCTTCCATCATACGAGATGTAAAGTTAAACTCTCTGTGGGCAAGAATAGGTTGTGGAATCAATTGAGATAACTTCTCAAGATTAAATACATTAGATCCTGAAACAAGAAAAGCTTCTTCCCATGTGGAAGGGTACTCTTGTCTGAACTTATCAACACCACTCTCTGCAATCTTAAGCCTTCTCCAGTACAATTGGTCATCATTTAATAAGTGTCTGGTGACAAGTATTTCTTCTTCAGATGTTCTTTCAAAACCATCAGGTGAGCTTCGACTGTACTCAGGCATAAGAAACCACGGAACAAAAATAGGTATATAATCATTCTCCCCGGCAATAGCGCCTAGCCACAGCCTGTGAAATTCATTACCAATGCCATTAGCCGTGGACTCAAGAATAACTTCTGTGCCGGGAGCTTCGGAGATACCCTGAAATAATCCTGAGAGAATCTTGGTGTCATGACCCCAGAATGCTACCTCTGAAAGGTGACAAATAGTGGGAGTCTGTCCTCGACCTGCTTCTGGAGCGCCTGCTGTAAAGAGCCTGTACCCGGAATCATTGTGCAGGAATTGAATCTCTTTTGCATTAGACTTTTTGAACTCTGGCCTGAAGGCTGGATCCATGTAGTCAATAATGTTACGGGACATTGTGAATAGTGCATCAGAAGTGGCTGCATCATGTGCCATGACAACTGACTTGTGAAATGGGTTAAGGTATGCTTTCCAGTAGACTCTGGATGTGGTGAATGTGGAAAGGCCCATCTGTCGTGCTTTGAGAATGATAGCTCTGACTTTACCCTGTTCCTTTAATTGTTTCTCAATAGCTGTATTTACAATATGTTGTGCTGCATTGAAGTTAAAAGGTAGGAACCCCTTGGAAGAATCCTTGGGGAGAATTTTGATCTGTTCTTTGGCAAATAGCTCGAAGTCGTTTCGATATTCATCAAGCTTGGCTCTTTTCTTCAGTTCTCTGAGTGCCTTTAGCTTTGTACCATTGTCTATGGTCATGAGTTGTTTGTCCTTGTGTCCTTATTGGTTATCTATTTACCTGATAACATTGATCGGGCTATATCTGCTGCGAACGCTGTGAAGGGGGGGTCTATCATGTATGTCCCTTCGTAATTTATTTGTGTAATTTTTTACTTTCAGCTATTTCTCTTGGAACAAAAAATTCTTTATCTTGACGTCTTGAAAATTCCTTTGCCGGGTGTCCTTCAGGTAATTTTGATATACGCATTTGTTCTGCTTCTTTTGAGGGAATTTTAACTTTATAAAGGCTTCCCCCTTTTTGAACATCATCAAGATACCATTTAGCCTCTGCTAAGTCATCAGTAAACCATCGACCTGTGGCGTCTACTGTAGCTTTATATTCTGGAGTGCTGCGCATCCACTCAGATACTTTTGGATTAGCAATACTTGGAGCTTCTGCTCTGTATAGCGTAGTCATTGGTTGTGTAGCTGCTTTTACTAATCCTATTGCTGGACGTGCAAGAGGGGCTAAGACAGCTTCAGGGTAAGAACCTTCAAGAGCTTGACGTTGTTCTAAATATTTACGGTAATCAGGATTATTCATGTCGGATTGCCTCTGTAATACGCTGGTAAATGCTTTTTCTCCGGACATGATGCTCCTTAGTTTTATAAAAAATTATAATAAATTTTCTGGGAGGAAAACTTGTTGTAATTTTCTTAGGGTGGCCCTGCCTGTGTGAGAAAGAATCAGGTGTTGTTGTTGGCTTCCCCTGTTTTCCTTGCGTGGCCCCCTTGTTTCCCTTGGGCGGTCTGCTGGTGCGGTGGTCGCTGTTCCTTCCTTGCGTCTCTCCTTTGGGTCTGCTCGCGTTTGGGTTGGTTCTTCCTTGTTCTCGTTGGGCGTCTTGCCCGGTCTTTGCGGTTCGTCCGCTTGTGAGGTGTCTTGTGGTTTCTTCTTCTGTTCTCTCTGGCGTTGCTGCGTCCTTGGTTCGCTCTTTCGCTGTTCCTGGCGCTGCTGCCGCTGCGGTTGCTGGGCCGGTTGCCTTTGCCTGTCCTCTGGTTTCGGGTTCTGGTGTTCCTGCTTTGCTTCGTGTTGGTTCTCGCGTTGTCCCGTCTTCTTCGTTCCTGCCTGTTTGTTCTGGCGTGGTTTCGTCGCTGTCGTGGGACGCTCGTCGCTTGGCTGTTGTGGCTGTGGTTGGTGGGCGCTCGTTGGTGTGCTTGGCTTCGGGGCTTGGCGGTGTTGGGTCTCCTGCTGCTGTGGCGCTGGTTGCTGCCCTTCGTGTTGCCCGTGCCTCCGGTGCGGTGGTTGACGTCTGGGGTGCTCCTGGTTCTTCCGGTCGTGTGTGCCCTGGCTACTTCTGTGGCGTGTCGTTGTAAGGTCTTTCCCGGTTGGCTCTTTTGCTGGTGCCTCCCGAGAGCGTCTTTGCGTTCTACCTTCTCGGTTATGAGAGACCATTGCAAGGGGTATGTTCCTTGCTGGAGACTGTTATGGCTAAACGCTACAACCGCATTTGTACCCTCACCAGCCGCCGTACTAACGGTAACGCTGGCCCTTGGGGCATTCAGATTGGCCACCCTTGTGGGTTCTTGGCTACGTCCCGGCACCTTTGTTCTCGTCCTGCCTTGTCTAAGGCTGTTGGAGATTTCCTTTTCTCCGATGCCTCTATGTCCGGTGACTTCGAGGATATGCTGATGATGATGACCGTGTATAAGCTCAAGGTGAGTAAGCGTGTTAAACTTCACCTCAAACAATGGGTGAAGGCTGGATGCCCTACATGGAAGAAGAACAGTGCTTTAAGCGCTGGTTTGGTTAAGCTTTACACAGGTAAGTTTGATCGTGAAGTCTCCACATACTACGATGTGCGTGATGTGAGTAGCAAGTTCTGGAATGCGGCTGACGGTGAATTACCGGTTGATTGTGATGGTGAACCCGTTATCAACTTTGATGAGACCGGTGCTCTGATTACTGTGGAGGTGAACAATGTCTAAGCTGTTCCACGTTGCCATCGGGATTGTATGGTTCTACATGGCAATGTCCTTGCTAGAGCTGTTCGAGCAGGGCAACTTTGGCCTGTTCCATGTAGCAGCGATGTTTTTGTGTGGGGGTGTAGCCTTCACACAGGTGAAGATACTGCTGGAAGAAGCAGCAGATACAATGAGGTATTAATATGTACTACGTATACAATCGCTTGACCGATAAGCTAGTCCTTAAAACTACAGAGATACGGCTGCTCAAGCTATACTCTCCATTGCTCTACGCAGTGGTGATTCTTTAAATCCACCTGAGCTCTGCTCATTAACAGAGACCTGCCACGGGTATGTACATGGCACCTTGTTCCCTAACTTAATGGAGTCCTATCATGGCTACAGCAAACAAACCTTTCGTTCCTTCCTTCAAAGTATCTGCTAAAATGGAAGTACCATTTATCACCAATAATCCTAATATGGGTGATCGTGTCAGTCAACCAACTAAGATCACTGATCTTTCTTTTAATGAGGTGACAAGGTC